TCATACGTCAGCCCCTTGTGCATATCGTCTGCCACGCGCAGCAGGTGCATTTGATGCTGTGCAAATCTGTCTGGCTTCATCCTGGTCACATGCAACAAAGTGTCCGTTGCAGAACCGCTGGTAAACCGTACCAAGTGAGCCAAAACGGTTTTTCGTCACAATGATTTCAGCAAATGGCGCGGCGCTACTGTTCTCGTCATATACAGCTTCCCGATAGAGCATGATGATTGAGTCTGCGTCCTGTTCAATGCTTCCTGAATCACGCAAATCTGCGTTTGTCGGGCGTTTGTTTGGTCGCTTCTCAACATCGCGCGAAAGCTGACTCAGGGAGATAACAGGCGTTTTCAGGTCTTTCGCCATCGCCTTCAGGCTTCCGGAGATGTGAGCAATTGCGAGGTCGTTGCGATCTGCTTTCGGCTTCTCAATCAGGCCAAGATAATCCACCATGATGAGTGACAGGTTTGGATTTTCCTGTTTGTGCCGTTCTGCGATTGAGCGTATTTCTTCGACCGATAACCGCGAGGCATCGACTACCCATACATCCAAATCTGCAAGCTGACTCATGCCGTTAGCAACGCGCGCCCAGCCTTCGTCATCCATCGATGCAGGATTTCGCAGCACACTAACCGACATCCTCCCGGCGTTGGCAATACTTCGCTCTGCAATCTGCAATGCGCTCATTTCCATTGAGAAAATCAACACTCCGCGCCGGACGTCAGAACCAGGAATAACGCGGCTTGCAACGCCTTCGGCAATCTTCAGCGCCAGTTCGGTTTTACCCATACCAGGACGAGCGGCGATAATCACCAGGTCTTCTGCGTTCATCCCTCCGGTGATGGCGTCAAGTTCGTCGATTCCGGTCTTCAGGGTATCTGACTCTTCTCCGTTCCTCAGACGCCTGTCAAGCGTGTCAGTGTAGTCAGTGATGATTTCCCCTAACCGTACCGGTTTAACCTCGTCACGGGGCTTTCTGATGGCTGAAAGACGCTTTACAAGTTCATCCATCGCCTGACTCGATGCGTCGATGGTTCCGCTCTGAATTGGTTCACGCATTTCATCCATGATTTCCAGCACCAGACGGCGGTGATAGTTATCCGCGACCATTCCGGCATATCCCTTCAGGTTTGCGGCACTCGGGCAGTTTTTGCTGGTCATCAGGATTGACGTGAAATGCTCCTCTCCGCACGCCTCGGCAACCATCAGCGCGTCGATTAAATTTCTGTTTCGCGCCTGCTTGCGGATAACCTCGAAGGCTTTCCGGTAGAGCGGAATTGAAAACGCTTCCGGCTCCAGCGTTGCCAGAACGTCGCTGGCGGTTGGAGTTAATCCACCAATCAGCAGGCCACCGATAACGCTCGCTTCGATATCCTGTCTCATGCAATCCCCCTGTCTGCAAACTTCCCTTCCCGTACTCCCGTTAACGAATCTTCCCTCAACAGGTAATCAAAATCAGCCGTCCAGCCCGTGTCGTTGTCTCCGAAGTAAAACGGCTTGGCCTGATGCACAAACGCCCTGACATACGCTCTGAAACCGTCCACGTTTGGCGTTTTCAGTTGCGGGATGATTTTCTTCAGGCGGCGTTTGCGTTTCTCGTTGACTGCAACAGCATGTGGAAGTCTGTCACCGACTTCGGTGTTGTAGGCGTTCAGGAAGGATTCGTAGTCGATTCGTTCTGCCTTGCGACGTTCAGGTTTAACCTGCCCATCGCCGCCCCCATTGGGGGGTAGGGGGGTATTATTTATATTCTTGTTAATACCTTCTTGTTCATGATGTGCGGTTGTTTGTGCGGCTTCATGTGCGCTTTCATGTGCGGAATGTGCGCTGAAAGCTGCGCCATTACTGGCTTCGTCATGTGCGGCATCATGTGCGGTTGTTTGTGCGGCATCATGTGCGGGTAAATTGTCCATTTTTTGAGCATATTCATGGTAATTTGTGATGGTGATCACACGACCTTTTTGCTTCTCTCCATCAATGGAGATCATCCCTTCTTTCACAAAAACCTGAAGCATCCGCTCAACCTGATCACGGCTTGCTGGCTTGCCATGTCTGTCGCATAACTGAAGACCTAAATCAGCTGCTGTCACAACCAGTTGACCGGGTTGCAGATGCCATTCATGACCTTTGAAATTCGCTTTGTATGGCTTTCTGGCGGCATTCAGGAGAAGGTTTTCCCACAGGGTGCGAAGATAAACATCTTTCGCCCATGACTGTTTCAGAATGCTCCGGTACAACGGAATGTAACCAGTTTTCTGGTTCTCCATCCTGTTGCTCCTGCGCTCGTGTGCGGCGCTGAAATCGTAGATTTTTGCTGTATTGCTCATAACTACCTGCCTTGACGAAAGACCTTAAGAACATCGTTAAACTGACTTACGGATATGTCTTCTTTGAGAAGCTTTTCCAGAAATGCGTTTGGAATGAACGTATATCCCTCCTCTTTTGGTAGAGACGGGAGCAACGCCCTCGCCTCAGCCTTCAGAAGCTCAGTTCTGGCAACTTTCACAAAAGAGATTTGAGTTCTTTCATCAATGGAACGAAGGAAGCGCAAACGCTTAGCTTCTTTGTGTGTATCAGGTGGATTAAAGCCTTTGTTTCGCATATAATTACCTCGTTGGATGTTGTTAAAATTCCATTTGTATTTGATCAGAACGCTCGGTTGCCGCCGGGCGTTTTTTATTGGTGAGAATCGAAGCAACTTGTCGTGCCAATCGAGCCATGTCGTCGTCAACGACGCCCCATTCAAGAACAGCAAGCAGCATTGAGAACTTTGGAATCCAGTCCCTCTTCCACCTGCTGATCTGCGACTTATCAACTCCCACAGCTTCCGCTGTCTTCTCAGTTCCAAGCATTGCGATTTTGTTAAGCAACGCACTCTCGATTCGTAGAGCCTCGTTGCGTTTGTTTGCACGAACCATATGTAAGTATTTCCTTAACAAATAAGGAGTTATGCGCATCAACTTATGCGCGTTGTATTCCCGCATTTCGGCGGGAATGAGGACCATGACTGTTAAAGAGCAATTTGCTTATGCCGCTTTGCGGTAAGCGCTTTCTTGATACTTCAGGGCGCCAGCTGTAACGACTTCCAGTCGATAGGCGTCTTTCTCTGGGATGACTTCCTTCCACTGAGAGACTGCTGCGTCGCTAATGCCTAACGCTTTAGCTACAGCACGCTGGGTTCCGAAGTGGTCGATAACATCTTTCTTGTACATAGACTCGCTCCGAAATTAAAGAACACTTAAATTATCCACTAAAGGAATCTTAAGTCAAGTTTATTTAAGATGTCTTAACTATGAAAACTCAATTGATGGGAGAGCGCATTCGCGCTCGGAGAAAAGAACTCAAGATCAGGCAGGCCGCACTTGGAAAGATGGTCGGCGTGTCTAATGTTGCCATATCTCAGTGGGAACGCTCTGAGACAGAGCCAAATGGAGAGAATCTTCTCGCCCTGGCTAATGCGTTGAAGTGTTCCCCTGACTATCTGATGAAAGGAGAGGAAAGTCTTTCAAACATTGCCTATCACAGTAGGCATGATCCAAGAGGGTCATACCCTCTGATTAGCTGGGTGAGCGCAGGATGCTGGATGGAAGCTGTAGAACCATATCATAAGCGTGCAATAGATAACTGGTACGATACAACCGTAGACTGTTCAGAAGATTCGTTTTGGTTGGACGTGAAGGGAGACTCAATGACGGCTCCGGCCGGTCTCAGTATCCCTGAAGGAATGATAATACTCGTCGATCCTGAAGTAGAGCCGCGTAACGGGAAACTGGTAGTTGCAAAGCTCGAAGGAGAAAACGAGGCAACTTTCAAGAAGTTAGTTATTGATGCAGGCAGGAAGTTTCTAAAACCACTTAACCCACAATATCCGATGATCGAGATCAACGGAAACTGCAAAATCATCGGCGTAGTTGTCGATGCAAAACTAGCAAACCTTCCATAAGGGGGCATTCGCCCCTTTTTTTTATTTCCTTTAAAAATCAAAGCCAAACTTAAGTTACGAAAGAAAATTTAAGTTTTCTTCAAAAATACTCTTGACCATTAATTAAAGAGATCTTAAATTTAAGCCATCAGCAGGACGCTGGAAGCCAAACGGAACAGATTGGCAGGCTCTTTAACATTGATGGGATTGTCCCGCCGAAATGCGGGAACCAAAGAGTAGTTGGCTTTGGGGTGACGTGAAGTGCAGCTGCACGACGGCAACCGGAAGATAAGCACCCGGCGCGTCACCGCCAAAGTCAATCATCGGAGGTCAACATGACAGTAGTCATTACATATCTGGCTGACGATAACGCCAGAAATCGCCGCAGAGCACGCAGACAGGCTCAACGTGAACAGGCAATGCAAGAGCAGCGACTGGCGCGAAAAATTGCGCTAAAGCTCTCTGGTTGCGTCAGGGCAGATAAAGCAGCATCACTCGGAAGCCTTCGCTGCAAGAAGGCAGAAGAAGTCGAGCGTAAACAGAACCGTATTTACTACCGCAAGCCACGCAGTGAAATGGGTGTGACTTGTGTTGGTCGCCAGAAAATGAAATTAGGCAGCAAACCACTTATTTGAGGTGAGATATGACAAAATCATGGAGCGTACCTTTTCCTGAATCAGAAACTGAACATGATGGAATGCCTGTTTTCTGGAGATTCCAGGCGACAGTTGAAGAAGATGGAATCAAAATATTCGCACTTCAATATATAGCTTTTCATCAGACAGAGCATTATGCATGGTTGGTTCCTGCGCATTGGATTATTGATTTTAAACCAGCACCAAATCAGTGGTTACGGGAATGGAAACAAAGGAGAAATAGATATGCAATTAAGAAAGTAGCAAAAAATGCAGAAAGATCTTTTGCATTCCCAACGAAGAAACTTGCCATTGAAAGTTTATTGCGCCGGAAGAAATACCATTTAATGAGAATCAAACAAGATTTGGCTGTTGTATCAACTCTTGTTGATGGGATGAAGAATATTGATACATCAACACCAGATATTGAATATAACTTTGGACACAACCAAGAAACAGAAAATTGGGTATTCTACTAGGCCGCATAGTCGGCCTTTATTTTTGGCATAAACAACAGAGGTGAATATGAACGCAGTTGAATTTACAAAATGGATGGCAGAGCAAGATATCACAGGAGCCGACGAAAAGGCTGTGTACTACATGGCTCTGCTATGGATTCACAAAGCAAAAGAGGCTGCAAATGCTCTTGGAGGTGAGTAATGAAAGTAAAAATAACTGCTTCTAATACCAGTTTTGTTAGTGTTGGTGATATTACAGAAGTAATAACAAACCATGATGGAACACAAGTTATGTGGTCTGATTTTTGTAAAAGATATGAGCGAGTCACTTGGTGTAAACTCGTATGGGGCGTCGAATACGAAGAATTACCTGAAATGCATGACGAATAAGCACTGTGTATTCATTCCAACGAGTGAATACACGGAGCAATGTCGCTCGTAACTAAACAGGAGCCGACTTGTTCTGATTATTGGAAATCTTCTTTGCCCTCCAGTGTGAGGGCCTTTTTATATGCATACCAATAACGCTTCACTCGAGGCGTTTTCGTTATGCAATCAAACAGAAGGAGCATCCTATGCAACAGTTCGCTATTGCAGGGGCGGCATCGGTTCGCCCTTTCAACCCGATTTTATCGGTACAGCATTCACGAAAAAATATTTTAACCGGAGCAGACTTTAAACAACCAAGAATGAAAAGTTTGCTCGAAAAGCTTTGGGATATTTTGAAACAACAAGGCCGTCCATGAGTTTTATAGATAACTGGTCAGACGAAGAATTCATTCGTCAGATGAAAGAATTAATCGGTAACGAAGGAGATATTCATGTCACTTGCAACCACCGTGAAGGAGAGCAAGTTACAGAGACGCATGTACACGCGGCAGGCGTTAATGTATCGCCAGAAGGGAGATCGTGAAGGTGTTCGCGTCTTTTTAAATGCGGCAAAGACTGAAGTATTAAATCAGCGTTATTTCCTTGGGCCATGTCCATTCTGAGAACAATCATATGAGCAAAGAATTTTACGCAAGACTGGCAGCTATTCAGGAGAATCTGAACGCGCCAAAGAATCAGTACAACTCATTCGGCAAATATAAATACAGAAGCTGCGAAGACATTCTTGAAGGCGTTAAGCCGTTACTGAATGGCCTGTTTTTATCAATCAGCGATGAAGTTGTGTTGATTGGTGATCGGTATTACGTGAAAGCCACGGCAACTATTACCGATGGCGAAAACAGTCATACAGCAACCGCTCTTGCACGAGAGGAAGAAAGCAAGAAAGGAATGGATTCTGCACAAGTTACTGGAGCTACAAGCTCTTATGCACGCAAGTATTGCCTCAATGGTTTATTCGGCATTGATGATGCGAAAGATGCAGATACCGACGAGCATAAACATCAGCAGAACGCAGCAGCAAAGCAATCAAAACCATCACCTACACCTGAACAGGTTCTAAAAGCATTCACTGACGCAGCAATGCAGAAAAACACCGTAGAAGAGCTTAAACAGGCGTTCGCCAAAGCGTGGAAGATGCTCGAAGGCACACCGGAGCAGCACAAAGCGCAGGACGTTTACAACATCAGACGAGACGAATTAGAAGGAGCGGCTGCTTAATGGCACATTCGATTACAGTAAGACTAAACAAACCCGCAAGAGAGTTTCAGGCCGGGGAAAATATCGGATTCAACATCCGTGCTGGCGTTCAGTATTACGATCGCCAGACAAAAAAGAAAGAATGGACAAACTACAGCGCCGTTGTATTTGCCAAGCCGGGAGCGCAAGCGGATTACTACCGTAGTGTTCTTGTTGAAGGTGGCATTGTGGAAATTACCGGAGAAAACATCAGGGTTGATGTTTATCAGGGGCAAAATGGTCAATCAATCACTCTTGAATTACTGAATGCAAAGATTGGATTTGCAGCTTCAGGAAACAGCCAACAGCAGCAAAGTAGCAATCATCAAAATCATCCTGAATACGACGATTCAATTCCATTCTAGATTAGCAAAATAAGGATTCCATTATGCCAGCGCCTCTGTATGGTGCGGATGACCCGCGCCGCTGTTCCGGCAATTCCGTATCGGAGGTGCTGGATAAATTCAGGAAAAACTACAACCGGATAATGTCGATACCGCAGGAAACGAAAGAGGAAAAGGAATTTCGCCATTGTATATGGCTTGCAGAGAAAGAAGAACGCGAGCGAATTTACCAGACATCAATCCGACCATTCCGCAAAGCCACATATACCCACTTCCCTGAAATTGACCCGCGCCTGCGTAATTACCGCTCACGCTATGGCGCTATCAGTAATGACTGAGGAATTTACCATGAGAGGACTTGCATACAATCCCGGCATTCTTCCGGCAGAAATGATTATTCGCCAACGCGTAAAGCCAATGCCATCGAGAGAGGAATTGCTTAAGAGAAATTCTTTTCCATCAGTGAATCAAAACAAATATCTGAATGCGATGTGGCGGAGTGGGAAAAAATGAAACAAATGTCACTAATTGAGATGGATGGTTTTCTGAAAGGTAAATGCATCCCACGAGATTTAAAGGTTAACGAAACAAACGCTGAATATCTGGTGCGTAAATTTGCTGAAGCGGAGGCCAAGTGCGCGGCGCTGGCTGCTGAAGTTGAGGCTGTGAAATCAGCACATCAAGATGCTGTAAACACCATCATGTATACCGCCAATCGAACGGGTGTTTTATACACAGAGAAGGCAATTCAAATGTCCTGCAAAACCCCGGCCACCGATGCTTTCCTGACTGAAGTCCGGGCTAAGGCGTTTGATGACCTTTGCGCGGCGTTCGTTAAGCACGCGTCGGTGTCCGGGCTGGACGATGGCGACTGCGTTACGGTGAAAGAGGCGACTGACGCCCTGCTGCATTGTGCGGAACAGCTTCACAAGGGAGTGCATTCATGAGCAACCTACTACCATGTCCATTCTGTGGCGGTGCAGCGCACGTTGCCAGCGAAGCAGATCACCCTGAATATGGCTCTGGCGGTCGATTCTATTTCGTTCGATGCGGTACGTGTCGCGCTCAATCTGGTAGCAAATATGCAGCGCCTGGAAATGACTGCGCGATTTTTTATTCAGAGGTTAGAGCAGAGTGGAATCAGCGAGCAAAGGAGGCAACCAGTGAGCAAGATTGACTATCAGGCACTGCGTGAAGCGGCAGAGAAAGCCGGTGAAGATAAGTGGCAGGCTAAAAAAATAAATGGTGATTTTTTCGTTATTCGTCACGGTAGTTATACAAGACAGCATGGCTACACATCGTATCAACCCATTGCGGAGATTGATTGTAAGCCAGTCCGGGATTTTGTTGCCAAGGCTAATCCGGCTACCGTGCTGGAATTACTGGATGAACTGGAAGCAGCAAAAAAGCGCATTGCAGAACTGGAAGCGCGGGAAATATCGCTCCCGGAACGTAGCAGCATGCTTCATCGAACAGATTTTCACGATGATTACCAAACGGTAATGGCATACAAAGTTTCTGAAGTCATCGATGCAATCCGCGCTACTGGCATTCGCATCAAAGGAGAGTGATATGGCAACTTTGCAGGAATTAATCGACCTGACGCCAGAACAGGAAAAAGCGTGGAATCGCCTTGTGAAGGCTGTAAAGGATTTCAGGGCAGCCGGAGGAAAGTTTTATAGCGTCCTGGACACGCTGAGCGCATACAACGGCGAGCACGTTGCCAGCATTGATAACGATAAGGGCTACCACACTGCAAGCGTCTATATGCCTAGCATTGATGCGCCAGGGCTAACCAGTTGGGCTGATGATTGGCACGGCATCACGCTGAAAGATGGCGTTGAAGTGGATGAGGACTAACACATGACTACTTTTACCGACAAAGAACTGATTAAAGAAATCAGAGAGCGAATCGGCAGCCTGGACGTGCGAGACAATATTGAGCGCCTGGCTTATGAAATCGCACTGGCATCGCTGGCAGCAGTATCGGATGAACGAGCAGCCTATGAATTATTTATGGAGAAGCGTTTCGGGGAATCTGTAGATCGCCGTAGGGCAAAAAATGGCGATAGAGAATACATGGCATGGGATATGGCGCTTGGCTGGATTATCTGGTGTCACCGCGCCGCCATGCTTCAGGGTAGCCAACCTGTAAGCCAAACTTACAACTTGCCAGAATTAATCGAAGGCATGGAAGTTTCCATTGATGTAAGCACTTGTGATGCTGATTTAGGTAATCGCTATTTCGGCACCGTCACCGAGGCGTTAGAACTTGATACAGCCAAGAATGGTTACATCCTCCTGGTTCAGGACGCAGAGCCAAACTTCGATGTAAATGGCAACTATCCGGTAATTCCGGATGGTTGGATAAGCTGTAGTGAGCGAATGCCCCCTCAAGATGATTGGATTTTAATTTATTCAAAGCACGGCGAGTATATGGCAGGACAGGTGCAAGGGGAATACGTGGAGTTGAGCGACGGCACTTTATCGTGGTTAGGGAACGTCTTGTTCTGGATGACGTTGCCAGAACCTCCGAAGGGGGCGAAATGATGGATGTAAAAGAGAAGGTTTTGCAGGTGATGCGTTCCCGGGCTGCCCTGCAAGATAAAGCTCTCGGCGGGGAATATCCATTCACGATAGCAACCTGGAATCTGCGGTTGGCAATGGAGAAGGAATTTCCTGATGAAGAATGGCGTTCGGCAGATTTGCGCAAAATTCTTATGGAGCTGGCTAAAGACGGAACAGTATCCAAAGATACCCATGCCAGCCGGATTGGTCAGGCGGTATGGAGACTGGAGGTGAGGTAATGGCTAACCTGCAACTTGCCGTTAAAGGTGAATACTTCGATGCCATGATTCGCGGGGAGAAAACGGAAGAGTATCGCCTGTGTAATGACTACTGGAATAAGCGCCTCGTTAACCGTAAGTATGACCGCCTGATTATCACAAAGGGATATCCGAAGCGCGACGATTCCAGCCGCAGAATTGACGTCCCGTATGACGGATATGAAATCAAGACAATCACACATCCCCACTTCGGCGATAAACCGGTAAAGGTGTTCGCGATAAAGGTGAATATCGGCAATGAATAACAATCCTCGAACTCGCGGGGATTTCTTTTATCTGAACTCGCTACGGCGGGTTTTGTTTTATGGAGATGATTATGGCCTGTTCAACATTCAACCATCTAACGTTACAGAAATACCAGCCAGACCCTGAAGATTTATGCTCACTGTGTGGCGGAAATCATGGTAAAGCCGCCATGATCGAATGTAAGGACAAAATCCACATTTGCCTTAATTGCGTTGATGTCCTCGTTGATATCAAAAATGAGAGAGAAGATAAAAAGCGTAGCGAGGCTATTCGCGCATTAGATTCATGGATGCGAGATGGGTATAGTGCTGCGCAAATTTATGACTTCGCAATATCAAAAGGCGAAATACCAGGAGTGCGCATCGAATAAGACGTAACCAATATTCGAATTGAAGAACTGAAAGAACACCAAGCCGCCTGATGGCGGTTTTTTATTGGAGACAAGAAATGTCAGATTTGGCTATGAAGATTTTGAAATGGCAAACGACTGGCGATGTTGGCATCAGTAGCGCAACTCTTGCCTCAATCGCATGTGGACTGAAAAAGAATATCTATGGTCATCACTTCGGCGCTCCACATGACGCAGCAGATTTCCGACGATGCGTTGCACTTGTTGAGCAGATTCCAGAAGTCAGAGATTCATTCGACAAGGTTGCAAAGCGTGTTCCGGCATTCAAAGGCATTCTCAACGAATGGGATTCCCTCGTTGCTCTGTTGAAGTCTGAAATGAAGATACACGGAAACAAAGCACCAGAGACTTACAGAAGAATTAGCGAGTTACGCAAGGATTAACCACAGCCTCACACTCGATGAGGCCTGTTCATTTCTCAAGATATCCAGACCTACCATCGCCGCATCAATGCGGTTTTTTATTACCTGATTTGCAGGTTCGATTCCCTATTCGGAGATAGCACTCATGCAACACGAACTACAGCCTGATTCACTGGTTGATTTGAAATTCATCATGGCCGATACTGGCTTTGGTAAAACCTTCATCTACGACCGGATTAAGTCCGGCGACCTGCCAAAAGCCAAAGTTATCCACGGGCGAGCAAGATGGTTATATCGTGACCATTGTGAATTCAAAAATAAGCTCTTAAGCCGCGCCAATGGGTAAAATAGCGGGTAAAATATTTCTCACATCTAAAAAACACCATTCTAATCAATCCCCTGCCGCGTCAAGTAGATGTCTGCAGGGGACACCAGATACCCTTCAAACGATATCTACCTTCACCCCGTAAAAGATAAGTTTGGCAGCACATTTGCCCTATCTACTCATTTTTCCTGCAACAGGTTGAAATCTCAACACGGTCAGAAAACGCTGATGACTAAACAGCCCTGGGCTGGGCGATGTAACCATCACACACAATCCTGATCGCGAAATATGGCGTGACTTGATACTTCACTCCACAATGCTTTCCTTGATGAATTCGCAGGCCCGTGATACACGGGACAGGTCGCTGAATTACGACAATGCCCTGGAAATCAGCGAGCCGTGTATCCGGAGTACATTTGAGCGACTGTACCAGAACATGAATGAGGCGTTTGGATTAGGCGATTATTAGCAGGGCTAAGCATTTTGGTATTATTATTTTCCGGTTGAGGGATATAGAGCTATCGACAACAACCGGAAAAAGTTTACGTTTATATTGCTGAAGGTACTGGCGTTTCCATCACTATTTGCTCACGTTTTTTACTCAGGAAGAAAATGCCAAATAGCAACATCAGGCAGACAATACCCGAAATTGCGAAAAAAACCGTCTGGTAGCCTGCGTGGTCAAAGAGTATCCCAGTCGGCGTTGAAAGCAGCACAATCCCCAACGAACTGGCAATTTGAAAACCAATCAGAAAGATCGTCGACGACAGGCGCTTATCAAAATTTGCCACGCTGTATTTGAAGACGGATATGACACAAAGTGGAACCTCAATGGCATGTAACAGCTTCACTAATGAAATAATCCAGGGGTTAACGAATAGCGCGCAGGAAAGGATACGCAACGCCATAATCACAACACCGATAAGTAATGCATTTTTTGGCCCTACCCGATTCACAAAGAAAGGAATAATCGCCATGCACAGCGCTTCGAGTACCACCTGGAATGAGTTGAGATAACCATACAGGCGCGTTCCTACATCGTGGGATTCGAATAAACCTGCATAAAAGACAGGAAAGAGTTGTTGATCAAAAATGTTATAGAAAGACCACGTCCCCACAATAAATATGACGAAAACCCAGAAGTTTCGATCCTTGAAAACTGCGATAAAATCCTCTTTTTTTACCCCTCCCACATCCGCCGCTACGCACTGGTGTTCCTGCTCTTTAAAACGCATGTTGATCATCATAAATACAGCGCCAAATAGAGAGACCAACCAGAAGTTGATATGGGGACTGATACTAAAAAATATGCCAGCAAAGAATGCGCCAATAGCATAGCCAAAAGATCCCCAGGCGCGCGCTGTTCCATATTCGAAATGAAAATTTCGCGCCATTTTTTCGGTGAAGCTGTCAAGCAAACCGCATCCCGCCAGATACCCCAGACCAAAAAAGAGCGCCCCCAGAATTAAACCTACAGAAAAATTGCTTTGCAGTAACGGTTCATAAACGTAAATCATAAACGGTCCGGTCAAGACCAAGATGAAACTCATACACCAGATGAGCGGTTTCTTCAGACCGAGTTTATCCTGAACGATGCCGTAGAACATCATAAATAGAATGCTGGTAAACTGGTTGACCGAATAAAGTGTACCTAATTCCGTCCCTGTCAACCCTAGATGTCCTTTCAGCCAAATAGCGTATAATGACCACCACAGCGACCAGGAAATAAAAAAGAGAAATGAGTAACTGGATGCAAAACGATAGTACGCATTTCTGAATGGAATATTCAGTGCCAT